GCAGAACGCATCGCTGAGGCTCTGGAGGGCTAATCGTGGGATACACCAAGCGCCAGTTTGTAACTGCAGCCTTTGAAGAGATAGGGCTGGCTGACTACGTGTTCGACCTCCAGCCTGAACAGCTTGAGGGCGCGCTCCGGCGCTTGGATGCCATGATGATGGAGTGGAATGCTCAGGGCATTCGCCTGGGCTATCCCATTGCCAGCAGTCCGCAGGACGCAGATCTGGATACCGATACCTTTACGCCTGACGGCGCATGGGAAGCGGTGATCACCAATCTCGCCATTCGCATTGCTCCAGGATACGGCAAGACCGTCTCTCCTGATACCAAGATGATTGCGAAGAACGCGCTCAACACGCTGATGCAGCGCGCCGCATTCCCGCTTGAGAAGCAGCTGCCGGATACGATGCCGATCGGTCAGGGCAACAAGCCTTGGCGCTGGGACAATCCCTATGCGCAGCCTCCTGTCGATCCTGTTGATGCTGGGCCTGACGGTCCTATTGAATGGAGTTAAGCAATGCCGACTATCAACTATCTTCCGCTGATCACGCAGCTCTCTGGCGGTGACAATCTTGTTCTCTGGGTTCCCAATCAGGGTGACTCGCGCCGAGCCTCGATCACGACCTTCATTCAGTTTATCGAAGAGAACTTCGACGGGATTGTTTGCAATACGGTCCAGACCACTCCCATGCGCTTTGACCAGCTGCCCAACGCAGTCGGCAATGCTGGGGCGCGTGCCTTCATCAGCAATTGCAGCACCACGACCTTTGGCGATGCAGCCGATGGCGCTGGCTCCAGCCAGGTTCCCGTCTGGAGCAACGGCACTGCTTGGTTCGTTGGCTAATGGCCAAGAAAGACCCTCGCTTGGAACGTGCTGGGGTGCAGGGCTATAACAAGCCCAAGCGCACTCCTGGTCATCCGAAGAAGTCGCATATCGTTGTCGCCAAGGAAGGCGATAAGGTTAAGACGATCCGCTTCGGCCAGCAGGGTGTTTCTGGATCTCCGCCCAAGAAGGGCGAGAGCGAAGCCGACAAGAAGCGCAGAGCATCATTCAAAGCCAGACACGCCAAGAACATCGCCAAGGGCAAGATGAGCGCAGCGTTCTGGGCTGACAAAGTGAAGTGGTAACATGGTCCAGATCCCAATCCTGAATGGCATCTATACCGACAACGGACCAGACTTCCGCACCTCATATCCGGTGAACATGGTTCCGGTCCCCAAGACCAACGGCATCAGCAATGGCTTCCTGCGTCCTGCAGACGGCCTTGTTTCGAATGGAACTGGTCCTGGCCGCGATCGCGGTGGCATCAACTGGAATGGCGTTTGCTATCGCGTCATGGGATCCAAGTTCTGCAGCGTCTCCAGCACTGGCGTTGTGACCGTCATCGCTGACGTTGGTGATAATGGCAAAGATGTGTCGATGGACTATTCGTTCACGCTGCTGGCCATCGCATCCAACGACAAGCTATATTATTTCGACGGCACGACCGTTACGCAAGTAACCGATCCAGATCTTGGCGTGGTCCTCGATGTGGTATGGGTTGATGGCTACTTCATGACCACCGATGGCGAATATCTGGTGGTTACTGATCTAAGCGATCCCTATGCGGTTAATCCGCTCAAGTATGGCTCTGCAGAAGCTGATCCAGATCCGATCGTTGCGCTCTTGAAGCTGCGCAACGAGGTCTATGCGCTCAACCGGAACACGATCGAAGTATTCGACAACGTGGGCGGTGATCTGTTTCCCTTCCAGCGCATCGAGGGTGCGCAGATCGAGAAAGGCGCAGTTGGCACGCACGCTTGCTGCATCTTCATGGAGACTTGCGCTTTCCTCGGCAGCGGATGGAATGAAGCGCCTGGAGTTTACCTTGGCGTGAATGCCAATGCGCAGAAGATCAGCACGCAAGAGATCGATGAGATTCTGCTCCAGTATACCGAGGCAGAGCTTGCAACGGTGAATATGGAGATGCGCAATGATAAGGCGCACCAGCATCTCTACATTCATCTTCCCGATCGCACGCTGGTCTTTGATGGCAGCGGCTCCGAGGAGTTGGGAGAGCCAGTCTGGTTCACGCTGACCAGCAGCATTGCAGGCTTCTCCCGCTATCGCGCTCAGAACTTTGTCTGGTGCTATGACAAGTGGCTGTGCGGTGATCCGGTCAATAACAATGTTGGCTATCTGGTCGAGGACATTTCCTCGCATTACGGCTCAACCGTGCGCTGGGAGTTCGGCACGACCATCGTCTATAACGAGGGACGCGGCGCTATCTTCCAGCAGCTGGAGCTGGTCGGACTGACTGGATCGGTTGCCTTTGGCGAGGATCCGTCGATCAACACCTCCTACTCGACTGATGGCGAGACCTGGAGCCAGCAGAAGTTCATCAAGGCTGGCAAGACTGGACAGCGCGCAAAGCGCCTTGTCTGGTTCCAGCAGGGGTGGATGCGCAACTGGCGTATTCAGCGATTCCAAGGCACCTCAGACGCGCATATGTCGTTTGCTAGGCTAGAGGCGGCTATCGAGCCGTTGGCGTTCTAATGGCGCTTCAGAAGCTTGGCCTCACGCGAGATCAGCTTGCCTCGTTCCTGCAGGATTTCGAGCAGATCAAGCAGTTCGAGAAGCTGTTTGGCACGGTCGATGATAACACCAACAATGTCATTCCTGGCATTGAGATTGCCGCAGGAACTGCTGGCGAAGCTGCCAATGATGCACTGGCGCAGATTGCAGCTTTGGCAGAGCTGCTAGGTAAAGATCCTGATGCAGCAACGCAGAGCGATATTGCTAATTTACAATCGCAGATTCAGGCGCTTGCTTTAAATCCTCCTGCCAAGGAGTATCGCACTCCGCGCTATGGCTCATTCTATGATACGACCACGCAAACGGCAGCAGCCATTAACACCGCCTATGCGATGACGTTCAACACGACTGATCTGTCGGTTGGCGTGACTATCGGCAGTCCCACATCACGGATCTACGTCGATCGCCCTAATATCTACAACATTCAGTTCTCTGCCCAGCTCGATAAAACTGCTGGCGGTGTTGGTTTGATCTATATTTGGCTCCGCAAGAATGGCGTGGATGTCTCAAATAGCACCACGCAAGTTCGCATTCAGGGAAATAACGCTGAAACTGTCGCGGCATGGAATTTCCTGTTACAGATGAACGCGGGAGATTATTTTGAGTTGATGTGGGAAGTGGATGATACCAGCGTCCAGATTTTGACTGAAGCGGCAAGTGCTATTCATCCAGCCATTCCATCAGTCATCCTAACCGTCACTGATAATGTAAGTTCTTTGGAGGTTTAAAATGGCAGTTACGATCAGCAACATCATTCCGGCCAAGACCGCCGAGAACGCGCAAACCACGCAATATACCTCAACTGGCGTGCAGACGATCATCGACAAATTCACGGCCACTAACTACAGCGCGGCTGCGGCGACGATCAGCGTCAATCTTGTCGCTTCTGGCGGATCGACCGGCAATGACAACCTAATCGTCAAGACCAAGACGCTCCAGCCAGCAGAAACTTATACCTTCCCTGAGCTGGTCGGTCAGGTGTTGCCTGCTGGTGGATTCATCTCGACCATTGCTGGAACTGCGTCAGCCATCAACATTCGTGCATCTGGGAGGCTCGTAAGCTAATGAAGAAGCCAATGATCATCATGGGAGGCTTTGGTGGAATCCGCGAGGTCGAGCCGTTCATCACGCCTGCCGAGAACAAAAAGAACACGCAGACCGTCATTGATGACTGGATGCTTGGTCCAGAGAAGCCCACCAATGAGCGTGGAGCTAATCCTGAGTATTGGTCTGCGCTTGGTAAGGCCATGCAAGTCGATGAGACTGAGGCGCGCCGCCGCCGCTGCTCCAACTGCGAGTATTACGACAACAGCACGCTGATGCAGGCCAAGATGGACAAGATCCCTTGGAACGCATGGGACGTTGATGCTGGATTCCGTGGATACTGCAACAAGTTCGACTTCATCTGCCATGATCTGCGCTCATGCCAGGCATGGGAAGAGCGTGAGTTTGAATCTGAGGATTAACTGTGATAAGGTGAAGCCACCGAGCGTCATTGAGCAGCCGGTGGCTCACCTTCGAGGGGTTTGAATGACGCATAATCAGGACAGCATCAATGAGGCTTCGCAATCGAGCGAACCATTGACTGCGCCTGTGATTCGTCATGCTGTTACTGATGATGCCGAGCAAATTGCCATGCTTGGTGCCAAGTTTCATGAGCAGGCGCTTTGGTCTGATATTTTCAATTACAATATCAGTGACTGCGTTGCATCTCTTGAGCATTTCATCGGTCAGCCAAACTTCATCTGCATGGTTGCAGAAGAGAATGAGCGATTCATATCATTTGGATCTCTGGTTCTAAGTCCCGTTTACTTCAATCACCTCCATATCTCCGCAGAGGAGCTTTTCTGGTGGGCTGATCCTGAAACCAAGCATCTTGGGATTGGGCGAAAGATCAAGAAGGCTCTGGAGCAGGAGGCGAAGGATCGAGGGGCATCATCTGTTCAGATGAAATCGATCGATCTTTTGAATGGGAACAGAATGTCTAAATTGTATGCTAGGGACGGTTATCGTCCTAGTGAGCATTCATTCATTAAGAGGCTTGTTTAATGGCTATCGGAACTCTCGCTGCAATTGCGCTTGGCGCTGGCGCTATCGGAAGCGCCGCCATCGGAGCTGGTGCTGCTAAGAGCGCAGGGCAAACGCAATATGACGCGTCTATGGCTGGCGTTGCCGAGCAGCGCGCTGCACGCGAAGAACTGGCGCGCCGCCTTGAGCCGTATGCTGCCGCAGGCACTCCAGCACTCCAGGCGCAGATGGCTGCGCTTGGATTGTCAGGGCCAGAGGCGCAGGCGAAATATGTTGCAGAGCAGGAGGCCAGTCCAATCTTCCAGGCACTGGCTCGACAGCAGGAAGAGTCAATTCTCCAGAATGCTTCTGCAACTGGTGGTCTGCGTGGCGGCAATGTTCAAGCAGCTCTTGCCCAGTTTCGACCGGCATTGCTCAATCAATTCCTGACGCAGCAGTATGAGCGCCTTGGCGGCATGACTTCTCTTGGTCAGCAATCTGCTGCTGGGGTTGGAACTGCTGGTATGCAGAGTGCATCGAGCATTGCCGATCTACTTGCGCAGGGTGGAGCAGCTAAAGCTGGTGCAACTCTTGGCTCTGCTAAGTCATGGAGCCAGCCATTCAATCTGCTTTCTACTCTTGGTGGCTTGTCCGCTCAGAAATCGATGGGGTTCTAATCAATGCCTCAGCCTTATGACTATTCGCTAGGTGTTCCATCAGCCACAGAATCGTTCCTTGGTGGGATTCAGATGGCGCAGAAGCTGCGTGAGAATAAGCTTCAAGCAGAAGCTGCGCAGGCCAAGCTAGATGCTGCTGCTCGTGCCAAACAGTATACGGCTGACGTTGCTGCCATCAAGAACAACCCATCGCCAGATGCTCTTAATGAGCTATATCTCAAATATCCTGAGTATGGAGATGATCTAAAGCGGATCACCACTGTTCTGACCGATCAGGATAAGCGCACATATGGCACCATCCTTAGGGAAGCCATCATTGCAAAGCAGCGTGGTGCATCTCCTGATGAGATCGCTGCCATTTACACCAAGGGTGAAGCTGCCGCTAATACTGCTGGCCGCGATGATATAGCCAAGAACTTCAATCAAGCCGCATATATGGCAACCAATAAGGCGGCTGATGATGATTTTGCTGCACGTTCACTGCTGAACCAGTTTGACCCTGATGGTTACAAGATCCTTTATGGCTCAGAGGGTCTCACTGGATTCCAGCAGGAACTGGCTGCGGCTGGTATCGATCCGCGTAGTCCCGAAGGTCGCCAGAAGGCCAAGGAATACGTCGAGCTTAAAACTGATCCCATTGTTGAGATGGATACTCCAACTGGCGGAAAGTTTGTTGGCCGTCAGTCGGAATATTATGCTCGTTATGGCAAGGAAGCTCCTAAGCCGCAGCCTACTGGCACCACTCCGGTCAAGCCAAGGACGTTTAGCAATGTCACGACATTGCCGACTGATCTGCAACCTGGCGATATTGTTAACGGCAAACGATTCATTGGTGGTCCGACCAATGAGGCAAGCAGCTGGGAACATCCGAAAGGAGGTCAGACGGGAACTCCGTCTGGTGGCTTTCGCTAATGGTCGTGATGTGATTGGTAAACTCTTCCCTAACGCCACGATTACCTCTGGCTATCGTGGTCCTGAGCATCTGCTCTCGAAGAAGAATCCGCAGTCCTATCATGCAACGACTCCTGGAGCAGTGGACATAGCTCCAATCCCAGGCATGACATTTGACCAATATATTTCGGGCATTCGCAATGCTGGGTATAGGATTATTGAATCACGTGATGAGGTGAAAAACCCATCAAGGTATGCTACTGGTCCACATTGGCACGTGGTGATTGGAAAGTAATATGGCGCAGACTGATCCTTGGCTTCTTCCTACTGCTTCGCCTCAGGCAGCGCCGCGTGGTGGAATGGGAGTGGAAATTCCTAAAGCACCTAAGGAGCCTGATCTCCCATCTCCAACTCGTGCAACCGAGCGTTGGAGGACGATGACTCCTGCCGAGATTAAGGCGCAGGGTCTGCAGGAAGGTCAGCGATACCAGATCAATGAAGCTGGTAAGATCGAGCCGATTACCTCCAAGGAAATGACCGAGGGTGAGTCTAAGGCAGTTGGATTCTATCAGCGGATGCGCTCTGCTGATACGCAGCTTAATCGTCTTGGGCTGGATCCTCAGGGTTTCTCTACTCTCATTGCGCAGCGCATCTCACCTGACTTTTCGCGTGCAGCACTGAGCGATGAGCGCAGGGCGCAGCTTGATGCGATGGAAAACTTCATTGCCGCATCACTGCGTTTGGAATCGGGTGCCGCTATTGGTCCTGATGAATTTGCCAAACAGGCACGTATCTTCTTCCCGCAGCCAGGTGCTGGTCAGAATGAAATTGAGACCAAGAAGCAGCAGCGAGAGCTTGCCATTCTTGGATTTAAAGCTGTGGCTGGCGAAACTGGTGCAAGGCGTGCAGATGAGAATCTGCGGAATCTTGGCTTCATTGATGAAAATGGCCTTCCCATTGTCAAGCCATCTCCAGCTGCCGGTGGCGGTGCGCCGCCTGCTGTGGCTCCCATCAAGGCTGGTGAAGCATATCAGACCGAAGCAGATCTAGCTGCACAGAAGCGTCTTCAAGATGCTTGGAATAGCGGCCTGTCAGTTGACGATATGATTGCGCTCAATCAGCAGATGGGGCGTGGCGCTTTTGCGCCTGAGGATATCGCTCGGATGCGTGATGCGCGCACCAAGGGTGGTCCGATCTCGTTCTATGCTACTCCGACCGGCCAGCCGACTGCTGCCGAAGGTGTGATTGGCGCTGCACTCTCCACGCCAGTTGGCGAAGCAGTTGGCGGATATACGCTTGGCGCTGCCAATGCGCTGACTGCTGGGATGCTCGATGAGTTGGCTCCGATTCTCGGACTGGATGCTGGCCGCGTGCAGGCTGCAAAGGATTATCTGCGCACCAAGGCTCCAGTCTCATCGTTTGCTGGTGAAGTCACTGGCGGCATTATTGGCGCTCTGCCAGCCATCAAGGGCGCTCAGGCTTTGACCGCAGGAACTAAGCTCGCTGGTGCCGCTCCCTTGCTTGGTGAGACCATCTATGGCGCTGGTTATGGCGCTGGCGAAGCACCGGAAGGCGATCGCCTGCTTGGCGCTCTGATCGGTGGCGGTGCTGCGCTTGGTGGTGGTGCGTTGGCTAATCGCTTCCTGCCTGGCGGTCCTGGCACTTGGACTGGAGCTGTTCCTGAGGTTCCTGCTGGCGCTGTTATCCCTGAGGTTCCGCCAGTAGCTGCTATGGCTCCAGAAGTGGCTCCTGCCGCTCCTGTGGCGCAAGCTGCTCCTTCTATGGCACCTGAGATGCCTCCGGTTGCTGCTGCCGTTCCTGAGGCTGCTGCAGCCGCTCCTATGGCCGCAGAGGAAATGATCACGCTGGCCCAGAAGGCAGTCAGCCGCACGCCTGGCGCTTCCAAGGCACGCGCACAGCTTGCTGAGATGGCTAAGACCAATCCTGAGGCTAAGGCTGCTGCCGATCGCCTTGGCATTGAGCTTCCGGTTGATGTGCTGAGTGATAATGCACAGCTCAAGGAAGTCACTGGTCTGACGCGTGCGCAGATCGGATCCGAAGCCAAGCAGGCTTGGAATGAGACTGTATCTGCTGCTTCTGAACGCGCTCACCAGGCAATGGATGAGCTGGATGCCGTGACCGACATCTCGCAAGTTTCGGCTGACGTATTCGATCGGCTGGACAAGGCTCAGATGGGCCTTGGTAAGCAGGCCAGCGCGCTTCGCCAGGAAGTCACCGATGCTGTCGATGTGCGTGGCCGCGTTGATGCGGCTGGCATCAAGGGATGGCTCGAAGGCCGCATCGCAGATCTTGGTGGTGGCAAGGAAGGCATCGCCAATCTTTCGCCGGAAGAAAAGCGCCTCTGGGGCATCGTCTCCAAGGGTCAGCCGACCTATGCGCTGATCAACGAGCAGCGTGATCTGATCGGCCAGGCGCTTGAGAAAGGCACTGGTCCTTGGTCGAACACCAACATGAAGCGCCTCAAGGATATCTATGGCGCTCTGGCTAACGACCAGATCAACTTCATCGAGGCCAGCGCAGGCAAGGAGATCGCTGACAAGCAGCGTGCCGCAAATACTCTGTTCAAGCAGATGTATGAAGGCCGTGAGCAGATGGAGCGGATCTTCACCAAGAACCTCTCTGGAAGCCTTGCTCCGCTGATGCAGCGTGCAATCACGCAGGGTGCCAAGGGCAATGCCCAGACGCTCAATACGCTAGTCAAGATCATCCCTGAGGATATGCGCGGCAAGGTGCTGACCTCGGCGCTGTTCAAGGCTGCGAAGGCAACTGACGATACGTTCAGCTTCACCAACTTCGCCAACATCTACCGCGACCTTCGCGCTAATGGTGCTGTCTACAAGGAGTTCGCCAAGGCTGTTGGCCCAGAGGGCGATAAGCTACTGACCGATCTCTATGCTATCTCGCGCCGCCTGAGCGATGCTGACAAGGCTATCTCGCGCACTGGTGCATCGACGCAGCTTAATCTTCTCAATTCTGAGCGCCTGCTGAGCCGCATTCTGATGGCAAGTGGTGGTGCGGCTGGTGCTGGCCTGATCGGCAGCGTCCTTGGCGGTCCTGGCGCTGCTATTGTTGGCGCTGGACTTGCAGCCGCTGCTCCTGAGATTGCTCAGCGCGTTGGTAAGACCAATGCCCAGAAGCTGCATAACCTCATGAGCAGCACTGAGTTCCGTGAACTGGCAACCAGCGCCGCAACTGGTGATGCGCTCGATCGCAACATCAACCGCGTGGCTGGCAGCAGTGCATTCCGCGACTTCGCCAAGACGATCGGCCTTGAGTTGAAGCAGGGTCGCAACTGGCTGCGATCGGCTATGACGGCTGGCGCTGTTGGTGAGGTCGGACCGGAAGCTGGTCCGCCAGAAGGCGCAATTATGGTGCGTCCGCAATGACCTTTCCAAATCACCAAGATTCAGGCATAATGGCCGTTAAGGAGTTTGATTGATGGCCCTCACGCAAATCACCGGACCATATCCGATTTTTACGGATCTCGACGGCACTCCGCTCGATGACGGCTATCTCTACATTGGCGAACCTAATCAAGATCCTGAGACCAATCCCACTCAGGTGTTCTGGGATAGCGCGCTAACCATTCCGGCATCGCAGCCGATCCGCACAAGCAATGGCTATGCCTGGCGCAATGGCACGCCTGGCCTGCTGTATACTGCTGGGACGTTCTCAATCACGATCCGCAACAAGCGTCAGGAATTCGTTCTTTATAGTCCACTGGGCTACGGATTCGATCCCGCATCTGTATCTGCATCGGTGGTCAAGAATGACTTCACTGGCGATGGCGTTCAGGTTGACTTTACGCTTTCCTCTGCACCCAGCACCATTTTGGCCACTAACGTGTTCATCAATGGGGTCTATCAGGACAAGGATAGCTATAGCCTTTCTGGCAATGTGATCACCTTCTCAGTTGCGCCTCCTTTAGCATCTGACATTGAGGTGATGACCAATGAGACTGGCGTTATCAATTCAGGCAATGCGAATGACATTAGCTATACGCTAAATGCGCCTGGCGCAGTTGCACAGAGCGTTCAGACCAAGCTGCAGCAGATTATATCTGTCGAGGACTTTGGCGCTGTATGTGATGGCATTGCGGATGATTCCACTGCCATCCAAACTGCACTCGATTATGCCAATTCGATCGATGGTGCGACAGTTACTGCCAATGGAATCTGCAAGATTGGCACCACTGTAACCGTCAAGGCTGGCACAAAGTTCCTGTTTAACGTCCTTGAGCCTGCAACATCGTCAACCGATGTTCTGCGGATCTATGGTGGCTGCACCGTTCAGGGCAAGGTCGATACCTCAGGCTTCCCGACCTATTCGGGGAATGCCGTCATCATTGATGGCAATGCCGAAAACATGGGATCGATCTTCCGACTGCACATCCAGACTGATCTGGATCTGGTGGTCAACGGTGGTGGATCCACTGGCACTGCGATCTACTTCAAAGCAACTGACACCAAAGCGTGGATCATGAACGTTAATCTCCAGGCGGAGATTAACAAGTTCCAATATGGCGTTCGCATGGAGCAGACTTCGACGGACTTGAGCAAGTTCATCACGTCGAACACCATGCAGATTAGCACTTCTGATACGCTGATCGCGCTGTCTATGTCATCGAGCCATCCGAATCATTATGGTTTGGACGGAAACAATATCAGCATCAAGAGCCAGCCAAAGCCTGGAACAACTGACCCGATTTTCGATATTTGCGGACAGGCAAATATTTTCGACTTGATTGCTTGGGATTGGGACAGCGTTGCTGGAACCGCTCCGTATGCCATGACAATCCAGCAATATACGCGAAACAGCGAGATAACTTGGCGCACGGACTTTGCATATATCAGCAATTCGTCGCTCGATCTCAGCATCGTATTCACGATCCTGTTTGATAATGGTGGTCCGCGTTTCCCGCGCATCTTCACCTCACGCACGGACAACACGCTTCCGATTCCAGCGACTAATACTGTCCTCGACAATAATCGGTTCTATGCTGGGAAGACCACGACCAACATCGACGCGCCGCTGCTCGGTGTAACCTCATCCAATGATCTTCTGATCGAAGCGCCTGCCGTTGCTGGCGCAAACATCCTAATGGATACGCGCAATGCCACTGGCATTTATGCGCTACGTATTAATGGGTCGAATAAGTTCTTTGTTGGATCATCGAGCATTTCGCCAGGTGCAGACAATGCGCTGGCCAATGGAACTAGCGGCGCTCGGTGGTCTGTGGTCTATGCCGCCACTGGCACGATCAACACATCAGATGCACGCACCAAGCAGGACGTTGAGGAACTTGACGCTGTTGAGAAGCGCGTTGCGCTTGCTCTCAAGGGTCTGATCCGTAAGTTCCGCTTCAAGGATGCCATCGAGAAGAAGGGCGAAGCAGCTCGGATCCACACTGGCGTTCTTGCACAAGAGGTTGAGGCAGCATTTGCAGCCGAAGGTCTTGATGCTCGGCGTTATGGCCTGCTGTGCTATGATGAGCTGGATGAAGGTGATATCTACGGCATTCGCTACGATGAGCTTGTGATGTTTATTCTGGGGGCGCTGTAATGATCACTCCGGCATTCAGCCCCACTGCGACTGAGCGAGTCCTTCCTAAACTGGCATTGGACTTCACAACAGCATCGCTGGATCCCAGAGTAACTGTAACGCGTGCGCTAAACACGGCCACTCGCATCAATAGCAGCGGCCTGGTCGCCACCGTCAATGCCAACCTTCCACGCTTTGACTATGATCCTTCCACGCTTGTCTGCAAGGGTCTGCTGATTGAAGAGGCACGTTCTAACGTCATTCTTTACTCAGAGGATTTCAGCAACGGAAACTGGGCAAGGACTGGCGCAACGGTAAGCGCCAATGCTGCTGTTGCTCCAGATGGAAACACGACTGGTGATGCGCTGGTTGAAGATGGCACCACTGGCCTTCACATCATCCAGCAGTTTTTCACGTTCACCACTGGCACCGCATACTCTTTCTCGGTGTTCATCAAGCCTGGCATCCGCACTTGGGTTCAGATCTTTCTTCCAACAGCTGCATTTGGTGCGGCGCAAGGTGGTTATTTCAACCTGTCTGGAGCTGGATCGCTTGGCAACGCGACCGGCACGCCAACGTCTCGCACGATCACTGCACTTCCTAATGGCTGGTATCGCTGCACCATCACTGCCACATCAACTGCATCCGCTGGTGGCAACGTTGGTATTACAGCGGCATCGGCCAATGGAACCAACTCATATGCTGGATCCAATGGAAGCACCGCACTGACGCTGTGGGGCGCTGACCTTGAGGTTGGTGCATTTTCCACCAGCTACATCGCCAATCTTGCTACTGGATCGACTACGCGGAATGCCGATGTTGTGGCGATGACGGGAACCAATTTCAGCGATTGGTATAATGCTAGCGAGGGCTCTTTTACAGTTCAGTTCGATAGCGTTGCTGTTTCCGCCACGGATACTAAACTGTATTATGCGCTCGGTGCTTCAAACGGCACTGCATCCAATCTTAACGGTGTGTATACCTATCAAGCTGCGGCATATGGGGCTACCGTCAACGGTGGCGCTGGGCAGGCTAACATTTCTGCTGGCGCAGTCACTGTAAATACAACGCAAAAAGTTTGTTACGGTTATAAAGCCAACAGTTTTGCGGTCTCTTTAAATGGTGCTGTTGCTAACCTTGACGGATCGGGCACCATACCAACTGTAGATAGGCTTTCAATTGGCTCACTGTATGGCAGCACTAACGTGCTGAATGGTCATGTAGCTAAATTGGCTTTTTACACCCCGCGCCTTATTAATGCGGAAATTCGCGCATTTTCTAAATAGGATTACGCCATGTCTCTGACTAAAGTCACATATTCGATGATCCAGGGCGCTCCGATAAGTGTGCTAGATTATGGCGCTGTTGGCGATGGATTGGCAGACGATACAGCGGCTATTCAGGCCGCTATCGACGCAACGCCTTCCGGTGGGTGCGTGTTGCTTAACGCTGGCACTTATTTGACAAGCGCTCGGCTCAACATCACTCAACCCATCACCTTTATGGGTGAAGGTTACGGGTCTGTTTTGAAAAGCGTTTCTGGCGGAACGCATATCCTTATTCTCGTGCAAGAGCCTTCGTTTTTGGCTCTTAATGGCGTGCGGCTGTCAAACTTTCGCGTGGACGCAAACGGTGGCGGCCAGTTGGACGCAGGCGTGATACAGCTAAACAACGCAATTGGTGCTGTTGCCGAAAAAATCTGGATCGAAAACGCGACCCGCGTATCAGGCTCGTCTGGCGTTAACGGTATCTCATGCTCTATCGGCACAACGGGCGGAACAGGCCCTAAGGCCGTTATCCGAGATTGCTATTTCACCGCAACGTCAAAAGCCGCAATTAACTATACGTCTGGCAGCGTTTCCGGCGTTATCATGGGCAACCATATTCAAGATATTTCGGGTAATGGTTTTGCACCTGGCATTCAAGTAAACGGTGGCGCGAACTGCAAGATTATCGGCAACTATATCGCAAACACTCAGGGCGCTGGCATTTATGTGGGCGTCGACAGTTCGTCTAACCAGCCCAACCAGACCATCATTGAAGGTAACACGCTTGTAGGGTGCGGAGCGTCTTCAGCTACTGAGGGCGATGGCATCCGTATAACCAGCGTATCCACTTCGTCTGGCCGCATTGTAATCAGTAATAATGCAATTACCAGTTGCGGAACCGTCACAAATGGCGGGTCTGGAATGTATCTTATCAATACGCAGAACGTCTCTATCTCCGGTAACGTTTGCTATGATAACGCGTATGACGGCATTCGAATTCAAAATTCCAATTATATTACCCTTACTGGAAACCGCTGTTCAGGAAACAATCGTGCTGCAGCATCATATGCTGGTGGTATCAGTTTCCTTGGGACTTGCTCAAATGTAAGTATCACTGGAAACAACCTATCAGATAGCAAATCGGTTAAGACACAGAGCTATGCCATAATCTATCAGACTGGCGCTGATCTGTCGTATTTTACGATTATCGGGAACCTTGTAGACAACAACATTCTAGGACCAATTTTTGGCTATACGTGTCCAGTCCCTATGCGAATGGAAATGGATTTCGCAAAAAGCACGACTCAGGGAACTCCATCAAGCCTGTATGAATTTGCCTTGGCAGATACCTGTGCAATGCAGCTTCAGGCATATGTCATCGCTACGCAGGATGATGCCTCAAATCGTGCCATTTATTCACGCGAAGGTCTATTTTATCGCACTTCTGGCGGAAGCACTACTCAGCAAGGCAGCACCACGACTTTAGCATCTGACATTGAGAGCAATGCTCTGTGGGGCGGTGTTACGCTTGACACATATAATGTAGGCGCATTCCATAATGCTCGTGTTATCGTATCAGGACTTACCGCCACCAATATCAATTGGCGCGCAAAGGTTGTGATTCAGACTATATAAGATGCAATATAGTGAAGGACGAATAAGATGCTAAAGTCAGTCTCATCGATCACCAACGCTCTTGGTGCGCTGAACTATAAGGGTGTCTGGAATGCCAGCACCAACAGCCCAACGCTGGCTTCGGGGACTGGCACCAAGGGCGACTATTATGTCGTCTCAGTGGCTGGCACCACAGATCTCGATGGCGAGACGCTCTGGGGCGTTGGCGATTGGGCCGTGTTCAACGGATCGGTCTGGCAGAAGGTCGATGGCGGTGACACTGGAAACTTCACGACTGTCCTGTCTGCTGCATACCAGCTGACCTCCAGTGGCATCGTGACTGAAAGCACGACCAGCCGCACGCTGTCGGCTGCTGACAATGGCAAGGTGATCTACTGCACCAACGGATCGGCCACGACGATTACGTGCGCTGCTGGCCTTGGCGCTGGCTTCTCCTGCACGATCGTCCAGGGCGGCGCAGGCAAGGTCACTGTGGCAGCTGGTGGCCAGACGCTGGCCTCCTACAGCGGTCTCTATAGCACGATGGGTCAGTATGCTGTAATTAGTGCCATCTGCCCAGTGGCAAACACGTTCCTTCTCGCTGGTAATCTCGGAGTCTGACAATGGCGACTAACTCTCAAATTGCATTCGCACCGCTTGGCAAGACTGTCGCCATCACGGCTGCAGCCACTGCCCCTAATGGTGTTCAGGCTCTGGTGGCCGAAAAGAACAAGGCTTTTGCGCCTGGTCAGTATCGCGTGATCAACAACGGCACGGTGCTGGTGCATCTGGGTGTTGGCACGAGTGTGGCTGCGGCTAAGGCCAACGCTGTCGCAGCAGTCTCAGGCACGCCTGGAACTGGCATTCCGCTGGTTCCTGGCGCTGTTGAAATCCTGCGCTTTGGTCCTGAATCTTATTTCAGCGCCTTGGCTGCAAGCTCGACCACCATCTACATCACGCCGGGGCAAGGTATCTAAGTGTGGATCAGCAGATCATTAACTGGCTCTTCACTGCCTTCGGCGCTGCCCTAGGCTGGATATTGAAGGTTGTCTGGGATGCCATCAAAGATCTCAAGGCTGATATTCGAGTGATCGAGCGTGATCTGCCTGAGATCTACGTGCGTAAGGATGATTTCAAGGATGCAATCCATGAGATCAAAACCGAGATGCGTGAGATGCGCCAGGATATGAAGATCAGCTTCAAGCACATCGATGATACTCTTGGCGCTGTCTTTAAGCGTCTTGAGGCTAAAGAGGATCGGGCGAAATAATGCCCGCGCTCGGTCCTGTAAAGTTCCTCACGATCCACTGCGCGGCGACGCCCGAAGGGCGGCACGTTAGCGCGGCGCAGATCAGTGAATGGGATAAGGCCAAGTTCGGCCAGACCAGCTACCACTGGGTCGTCGAACTGGACGGCACCCCAGTCCGCACGCTGCGCGATGACCAGAAGGGCGCCCATACCGGCGGCGCCAACACTGGCAATATCGGCATCTGCTACGTCGGCGGCGTGGACAAGAAGCTGAACCCCAAGGACACGCGCACCCCCGCGCAGAAGAAATCGCTCCTGACGCTCGTTCGGACGTACAAGGAGCGGTATCCCGGCATCATGATCCGCGGTCACCGCGATTGGCCGGGCGTCAAGAAGGCTTGTCCTAGCTTCGATGTTGATAGCTGGCTTGCTGAAACAGGAGATTGATCATGCTTACCAAACTTGAAGGCAAGAAGACCTACATCGCCGCAGCTATCGCTGCTGCTGTCGCTGGCGCTCAGGCGCTTGGCTACGACGTACCGGAATACGTCCTGACCCTGCTCGGCGCATTCGGCCTCTACGGCGTGCGCTCGGCTATCGGGCGCTAATAGTTCTGGGGCATCGGTTGGAAGTCTCGATGCCCCAGAAAACTACTCCTTGATTCCCTTTACCGTCTTGTCGCCATTGTAGCGGCCCTTGGAGGCATAGGACGCTTCCTGCGCCACTTGCTCATGCCGGAAGAAGATCATCTGCCCTATGGCATCCCCAGGGCGAATGATGATGCTGTGGTTCTGGCACATATTCTTGAGTTCAAGCGTCAGCACGGATCCGTTCCAGCCAGCATCGCACCAGCCAGCATTCATATGCTCAAGGCCAATGCGCGCCATGCTGCTTTTCAGCTTATACTCAGCACTGAGCCAGTTTGGCAGATTGAACACCTCACGGCTCTGCGCGAGGATGAAAGCGCCAGGCTCTAGCAGATAGCCGTTCTCGTCCATGACGTATTCATTAAAGGCAACCGGCTCTCGCTTGCTGAAATCAACCGTGCCAGGCTGCTTATCTTCCCAAAGGATCGTGTCGCCCAGATGAATATCGATCGAGGCTGCGTTGATGTCTTTCACATCGACTGGCGTGATGATCTCAAGCTCAACGATGCGGCGCAGTTCTTCATGGCTTAAAAGTGTCATTCAATATCTCCTATGCAAACAGCCAGTGGCGCAGGGTGGGTGTCACCACCGCTCCATCCCAACAAAGATTGCAACGCACACCAGCAGCAGGGCGATGAAGGCCCAGCCGAATACGATCCATTCAGTCATTGCGTGTCCCCCAATGCGGCGCGGGCGATGTCCGATTGCTTTGAGCCAAGCGAAAAGTCACCGCGCAAGTCTGTCCTTAAGCGGGCAATCTGCGTCAACGCCTCACGCAGCCGCTCAATCTCTGCCGCTTGGGCTTCGATGCGGTCGGCTGCTTTATCCATGCACGTTGCAGGGTCGTCTGTGCCGATGTCGCCGCCTCGGTGCATCATGCGTAGGACTTCTGCCCAGTTTTGCACCTCCTCAACCAGCGCCTTGTCGTCGTCAGTCATTGGAAACGCTCCTTGAGTTGGCGGACTTGAGCGGTTGCAAACATCTCCCCCGGCAAGCGTTCTGGATCAGGGTGGATGTAACCAATCACAACATCCGCTGCCATATCCAAGATCAGCGGTGCGGCTGCACGGATGGCTGCACGGGCTTCATTCAAGACCATATCCATCAACGGCGAGGGACGCCCCCAATCATTGTTTTTCATCTTTTGGGCTTCTGAAGTGTCGGCAAAGTGAATCTCAAAAATCGCCCGCGCAACAGCTTCGATCATGTCGTCAGTCACGGCCAAACCCCTGTTCCCAAAGTTCGATGGCGCGGATGGCAACCCATTCCCAGTCCTCATCACCGGAGGCCAGCAGCGCACCCCATTGCCCCATAGCCTCACGCGCACACAACAGCTTCCGATCCACGGGTGGCTGCTCGTGTTCTGCGATGTAAGCGGCAAAAGCATCTAGATGGGTAAAGCCGCGCTTATTGCGTAGTTCCTGCGCCCTAGCGAAAGCCCATTCGGGCGGTGTTTGCTTATCGGTCATTTC